CTATCTTAGTTTCTTTAGCTTTGGGGCTATATCAAATTCCATGATAGGGGTAACGTGTGAGTATGTATCCATAGTTTCTTTGAAGGAGGAATGACCTAGGCGAACCTGTACGACTTTAAAATTGACACCTTGTTCTAGTAGGGAGGTAGCGTGAGTATGGCGGATGTAGTGAAAGGTAAATCCTTTTTTACCAATAGCTGCTGCATACTTACGGCAGTAGAAAGTAAGGGAGTCTGGGTTAAGTGGTTTACCGATTCTATTAGGGAACACGAGGTCATTATTAATCCAGCGAAATTCTTTAACTCTTCGACTTTGAACTAGGACTCTTTGTTTCTTAAGCTCATTCATAGTAATATCGTCAATTGTAATAGTGCGCCTAGATGAAGCGGTTTTAGTTGTAGGACTAATGATTATTCTTCCATCAACTTTCACAACCGTCTGAGCTACACTGATGGTGTTATTTCGGGTATTTATATCAGACCAGCGCAAGCCTAAAATTTCAGATCGCCTTAAACCGGTAGCGAAGGCTAATTTAAATAGAATTTTAAGTTCTTCGCTCTCTATTTGTTTTATAAAAGCCTTGATTTCTTTTTGTATAAGTGTAATCATTTTTTTCTTTTTGATGAGTTTAGGCTTTTTCATTTTTGAAGCTACATTTTTGTTAATAATTTCATCGAGGACGGCTTGCTTTAACATGCTATTGATGAGTGTATAGATGTAACCTTGGATGCGAGTAGATAAGCCTTGGTCAGCACAGTCGTTAATAAGAGTGCGAATATGATTAATATTTAATTTTGCTAATTTAATAAAACCAATTTTAGGTATAATGTAAGTTTTAATCATGCGCTTATAACTAGCATATGTAGTGGGGGCAATATTTTTAGCTTTAATTTCTAACCATTTAGAAGCCCAGGCAGTAATTGTTAAATCACCGTCGTAGTATTCACAATTTATACTTTGTTTTAGAAATTCTTCTTTGGACATTAGAGCTTCTCTTTCTGTTGCGCCATAGAAGTATTTACGCTTACCATTGATAACAGTCGTTGCCACATATCGCCCATCTGAACGCTGTTTAATTCGTGCCATAAAAAATCACGCTCCTTTTTGTGTATGACAAATACACTAAGAGCGTGGTATAATCAAGTTGCGTAGTTGATTATATGCTATTAGCAAGCGCTCTTAGCATTAATTAGCTAGTCCCTCATTCTGCGCCAACAGGGTGGGGGATATTTTTTATTTTAAATCTTTGGTTAGTTTGTCAAAATCAGAAATATATTCTTTGTCTTGGATAATCCGATATTGTTTAAATTCTTTAACTGCTAACTTATCTGCAACCGCTTTAGATATTTTACCTAAATGGTGCAATATATCATATTCATTAAACTGTAAAAAGCTATCAAGACGATATGCCCAATCGTCCATAGACATTAATTGTTGTCTTTGGGCTCTTAATTCTGCAAAATCTAAAAACATGGTGACAATTCTATTTAATTCATCTAACTCAGTTTCTGATAAGTAGTTTTTTGCTATAGTGACATCACTTTGTAATACTTTGCCATTAGGCGCATTTTTCCAAGTAGTTAGCCCCATATGAGGTTTTTTATGATCTACTCGTGAATGAATAATTTCAGCTGCTGTTTGTTTTGTAACAGCCCAATGTAATTTGTTCTGGACCGTAGCATAAAAACTTTTTGCTTCGATACTATCTTTATCATAATCAAAACTGCATTGTGCAAATATATCTGTTAGTTTTTGATAAAAACGTCGTTCTGAGGCTCTAATTTCTCTTATACGTTCTAATAATTCTTCGAAGTAATCTTTGCCAAATTGTTTACCATTTTTTAATAAATCGTCATTAAGTGCAAAACCTTTTACTGTGTATTCCGATAAAACTTTTGTGGCCCAGATTCTAAATGAAGTGGCTTTTTTACTATTTATACGATAACCAACAGCTATAATAGCATCTAAATTATAAAATGTTACTAGATAATTTTTGCCATCAGAAGCAGTTGTTTCCATTTTGGAAATAACTGAAGATTCAGATAATTCCCCTTCTTGGAATATATTAGATAAATGTTTACTAATCGCGGGAATGCCAACTCCAAATAGGGTTGCGATATCTTTTTGTGGCATCCAAAATGTTTCATCTTTAAATAAGACGTGTGTTGTAATATTTTCATTATCTGATTGATATATGATTACTTCACTTTGGGGAAATAATCCATGATTGAAAAAGAAAAACATTTATACCTCCATTTATAATAATATCAACTTTACGTTATCCATCAGATACCAATCAGATGGGGACAGTTTGTCACTATGTAATTTACTAATGACATATTTCGTATTGTTGGTTAACATTGGAATTTCCTTTTTGTGTATGACAAATACACTAAGAGCGTGGTATAATCAAGTTGCGTAGTTGATTATACCACGCTCTTAGCATTAATTAGCTGGTCCCTCATCCTGTTGGCGCAGGGTGGGGGATTTTTTTATTATTAGATTAGAGGATTTTAAAATTTGTCCATTTGGTTAATAGGAACTAGGATAGCTATAACGTGTAGCATAGTTGAAATTAGATTGTAATTCATTTAGATGGTTGGAAAGTTTATCAATTTCATCTTTTAAATTTGTGATAGTGGTAGGGAGTAACTGTATATCTGGCTCTAGATTAGCAGTTTTGTCTTCTAGAGCTTCAATGCTAGAGTTTATATTAGAAATAGAACTTTCTAAATCCATAATAGAATCTTCTAATTCATTAATTTTACTGTTTGTTTTGTCTAGAGAAATAGAGTTAATATTAGATTCTAAGGATTGAATTTCGTTATTGAGGGATGAAATTTGATAAGATTGAAAGCCAGTTATAATAAATAACATAAGTACAAGTATTTTTAGACCATGGATTTTTAATAGATTCATAGAGGGCTCCTTTATTATAGTTAGGATTAACCAATATCTTATAGTTATGATCATCACTGATTTAATTATTGATATAGTTATTATAGCTATTATGTGAATAAATGTTTCTACGTATTTCCGTTACTATACCAACAATATGGCAGTGTGATTTAAATTCTTTTAATGACATACTTTTAGATTTAGGATAAACTTCGTTAAATGCAGTTAAAGTTATGTAATCATCCTCTATTCTTAATAAACGAAAAAGAGGTTGTTTTTCGTTTATTGACAGCAAAATTATATCATTGTCCTCTGGTTCATTTATGACGTCAATTATGGCGATGTCTCTTTGGTGCAAATATGGAGATAAGGAGTTATCAGGAACACTTACTGCATATTCTGACTCTTGTGTATAAGGATTATTTTGAATGGAGTAGAATGATTTATAGTTGTTAGGGCTATAAACAGGAATTATCTTTTCATTAACTGTAATTTGGGTTAAATAAGGAATAACATTAATAGTATCTTCAATAGATTTCTTGGTTTTAGTCCTTATGTAATAAAAAAGCTCTTTGAGTGAAATTTTATCTAAATTTGAATTGAACAAAGCTGTAATTTTAAAAAAAATTAGGGAAATAATAGGAAGTAGAATAATAAATGTCGGTACTTGTAATATGTTAGAATATAATTCATTTGTGAAGAATAATGTTATTGCTAGTAGGGTTAAAGAAAGAATTAAATAAATCCATGAATTTAAGACTAGGATTAAAAACGGTAGTGCCATACAAGAAATAAGAGCTAAAATAAAATCAACAAATGATAGTGAACCCCAACAATATATTGAGATTAATATTGATATTGCTAACCATAAGTGAAGACCTTCAAGCATTTAAAATAGCCTCCTTACTTTTTAGAACTTTAAGAAAACAATACATTTAATTATCTGGGCAACCTTTTAGAACGATCGACGTAATTCAACAACTTTACCAACAATTTTTACCGGTAGTTGTTGAATTTCTTCGTTTGTATAGAAAACAGGAAGGAATGAAGCTGTATTATCTCCAATAAGAGTAATACCTGCTTCTGATTTTTTTATACGTTTCACCGTCCCTTCGTCACCATTAATAATAACAATTGCAATTTCATTTGAGTCTACGCAAGGCTGTTGGCGTATGACTAAGATATCACCTTCCTTAAATGTAGGTTCCATACTATCACCTTTAACTCTTAAGCAAAAAAATTCACCAGTAGCAGCCATTTCTTGTGTGATTTCTTCATAGCCATCTATATCCTCAATCGCATCGATAGGAATGCCAGCAACAACTTGACCTAAGATAGGGATTCTAACGCCTTTTTTTACAAAATTTAAATCTTGTTTTACTGGTTGATCATAATCATATCCAATAAGCCAAGCAGGAGAAACATTCAAAGCTTTTGCAATTAAAGCAATTTTGTCTTGTTTTGGCATATATTTTCCTTTTATCCATTCGGAAATAGAGGAAGGACTAATGCCGGTTGCTTTTGCTAATTCAGCTTGAGATATACGTTTTGTTTTTAATGTTTTTAATAATCTATCAGTAAAGAGAGTCTCCATTTTAGTAATTACTCCTTTCTCTAGTTTTATTGTATACGGAAAAACGAATAAAATCAATGATAAAATAGGAAAAAGTTCGGTAAATCGTTGACAAGGAAAATAAAGAATGATATATTGTAAATGAAAAGTTCGGTAAATCGAATTTTAAAGATTAAGGGGGTGATTAAATTGAAGAATTTTGTATTTAATTATGCATATTTAAGAGGCTTTATTAAAGAACATTTTGGTTCGAATGAAAATTTTGCAAAGTTTTTAGGAATTGGTAGTACTGCTTTATATGAACGTTTATCGAATAAAGTTCCTTTTACGCAGTATGAAATTGTTAAAGTAGCAAGAGAAAGTAAGCAAACTCCTTTGAGTTTAGAAGAAGTAAATCTTCTTTTTTTTAAATATTGAATTCGGAAAATCGAACTAAAGATAAATAAGGAGGTAATGAGATGGAGAGTTTTAATTTGATTTTTGATGTAAACGTAGAGCTACCTTTTGATATTGCATGTTGTCCAGAAAAATTTGATTGGTGGGTAAAAAAGTTAGCAGAAATACAAAAAGAGTACAGCTGCAACTGCACTCTTAATGTTAAAGCTAATTAATAATTTTGGAAGTGAATATAGACAATATCATCGCCATAAACAACAAGGCTACTTTTGCCGATGAATGTATAAAAAGTACTTCCATATGGGCAAAAATTATCAAAGTCTGTAAACTCTTGGTTATTTTCATGACATTTAATTGATTTGATATTTTCAATAGCAATAGTGTCATTTGTTTTTAATCTAATTACAGCATTCATTGTAAATACCTCCTTTCTTAAAGGTATTATAGCACGAAGGAGTGAGGTTTATGCTACCAAATAAAAAAGAGCCTCAAAGAGAGACTCTGATAAGACATGTAGAAGCAATAGGGCAAATTCTTCAAAAGGAAGGTACACCACATAATTTAGTGATTATAGATGCTTATTCATATCGAATTACTTCTGATGAACTAGGAGGTTCAATTAACGAAGTCATTCATAGTGATAAAAATTAGTTAAATGAGCATGCACAAATTGACCTTTTGATGGTGCGGATAAAAAGAATTATAGATATGTTCTGGAACACCAAAATAGTGATATATGGCACCATCTACAAACCAAACTTCAAGAATATTATTTTCAAATCCGATTGCTAAAACATTGGAAGAATGTACTTTTGTAAGATCCAACATAATCACCTCCTTTCAAGGCATATTATAGCATGAAAGGAGAGAAAGAAGGGAAGCATATGAAAATAACAATAGAGTGTAGTGTAAAAGAGTTAAAGGGGTTTATAAATAAAAAAGAGCCTTGCTGCAACAAGGCTCTGAATGAAGCAAAAACAGAAGACTTAAATAAAGCAAATTTAAGTATTGTTAATAATGGCACCATCGAGAAGTTTGAGATTGATGGATTTATCGATGGGCTTATTTACGATACCACTAATTATCAAGGAACCATTACCAATGGTGCGACCGTTAAGGATACCCTCTAAGATGACAGTTGATTTATCTTGTATTTCGAGGGTATTACCATTAAAGATTCCTTTAATGGTAACTATAGAATCATTGCTTACAATAAGCTGTTCATTTTTGATACCTTCAATAACTACTTCTTGAGCAGAAATTATATGTGGGTGAGTAATAACATTTTTATAAATAATTTTCAATATAATCACCTCCTTTCAAGGCAATTATAGCATGAAAGGAGAGAACAACAATAAAACCTTATTATTCATCTTTATTCTCCAACAAAATCATGGCAGAGAAGATGAAAAAAGACTAAGAATAAGTTCTTAATCTTTTAACCAATAGATTGCTAGGTATTCAGGCTAGCAAAAGATTGCCTGCAGGGTTTGCCTACCTCTTGCACTATAAAAAATTATGAATCTAACGAATGCATTCTGTACGGTAATTAGAAAAATAATTAGATATAGACGGGTGAATAGTCCGCTTCTTGGGAGTTAATCTTCCTTAGGCCGAGAGGACGACCGCTTTTGAGCCAAAGCTTGCTCCGAAATTAAAAGGCACTGGCATACATCAAAAACTGGCCCATAAAGAACTACATCCTTTCAAAAATACGAAAGAATTTAATGTATTGATTTAATTTTATGATGATTATGTGAAAGTGTCAACTATAGTTGACAGGGTGAATAGATGGACAACTTTAGTATCTGGTTAAAAGAGCAAAGAAAATTAAAAGGGTGGTCATTATATAAGCTACAGCAAGAGTCGGGCATATCTCGGCAGGCGATTTTAAATATTGAAGCAGGCGGTGATGTAAAACTATCAACTGCGAACGAGTTATGTAAGGCTTTAGAAAGACAATATACATTAGGAAAGGAGTGATAAATATGAGACGCGATGCGATTGATCCGTGGCACAAAATTTTAATATCTCTTGATGAAGCGGCAGCGCTTGCAGGGGTTGGACGACGTGTAGTTGAACGATGGCGTCAAGACCAAGATTTTCCATCCTTTGTAGATGGTGAAGGTGATAGGGGTAATTGTAAGATACATCGGTCATTATTTGATAAATGGCTTGAAAATAGAGCAAAGATGCGCATTGGTGAGCGTATGTATGTATAGGAGGTGGCGTAAATGCATGGAGTGTATTTAGGTTGGTTGTGGATGGGAGTCTTTTTTGTGTTATTTGCTGAAGTGGTAATTTATGTCTTATGGAAAATGGATAAACGTGCATTAGAAAGTGAAAAATCTGCAATTAATGTGGAACCTATTAGAAAGGCCTATGATCAAGAAAAGGACGGATGCCCAAGAATCGCCAGAAAGAGTGTTTTATGGCATTAGAAAAAAGTGTTAAATGTGGCATTTGCGGTAAGCCCGATAATAGCTTTGTACATTGTGATTTAATACGTGGATTAGCTTGTATGCAATGTTGTGAACAGTGTGTGCATTCTCATAAATTTGAGGGTGTCACAAGGTGCGCATATCCATTGATAAAACGCAATAAAAAAAGCGATTAGCAAAAGCTAATCGCATATGGATTTTATGTGGTATAAAACCCAACTAACCTATGGATATTATACCATGTTGAGGTTTAGAAAGCTAGTAAAAAGAGCCGATAAGTTAAGCAATAACGGCTCTTTTTAACTAGATATCATCTATTAATAAATCGACGATGGTGTAATATGCGAAGACGTAAAAAAGTATTTTCACGAAATATGATTGAAGTAACTGATTATCAATCATCAAGAATATATGGCAGAGGTAAGACTCGGCAAAAACGAAGAATACCTACTCCCGAAGAAATGAAAAAGAATAATGCGCGTATAGCAGAGAGTAGATTACGAATGCTAATAGATACAAATTTTGTTGGTGGAGATTATTATTTAACACTGACTTATGAAACACAACCTAGTTTTGAGCAAGCAAAATTAGATATTCGTAATCTTATGCGAAGATTGTCCACTCGGTATAAAGCTAAAGGTAAAACCCTGAAATATATCTATATTGTAGAGGGCCAAAAGCGTATACATTTTCATGTATTGATTAATAGGGCTTTTGAAATATATCCCGATGATATGGCAGTACTTTGGCCTTATGGTTTTTTTGAACAAAAGATGTATCAAGGTAAGGCAGAAGATGCTATCCGAATTGCTTCCTATCATGTAAAAGAGGCAAAAGATAATCCTGAAAAGGATGCAGTCTTTAAAAGGAGATGGACATCGAGTAAAAATTTAGAAAAGCCAAAGGAAAAAATAGAGATGTTAAATTCTATTGTGTGGCGTGAGGACATAAAAGCCCCTAAAGGATATTACTTGGATAAAGATAGTGTATTTGAAGGTATTGGGTTAACTGGATTTCCATTTAGGGTATATAGGTTAATAAAGATAGGTGCGCCTAAGAAAGGATTAAGGCATATGTGGGATGGATAGAAAGCAGTTTTGGATTCATATTTTGGTAGCCTTATTGAATGCGCTGTATAAGTCTAATGGAAGAAGTATTATGATCCGTAAAGCAGTGCGATTATTACAGAAAAGGAGTAAGAGCAATGATAAATATTAATCAAGCAGTTGTAGCTGGACATGTAACAAAAGATGCTGAGATTGCGTATACGAAAACAGGGAAGCCGGTTACTACATTTACGGTGGCCACCAATAAAGTAATTAATGACCAGCAAGAAACGGCACAGTTTCATCGTATCGTTTGTTGGGTAAATGCAGAAGATTATGCAGACCTTATAAAAGGGGATTTCGTAACGGTTGTTGGCGAAATGAGGACGCGTAGCTATGTGGATAAGGAAAAAGTAAAGCGATGGGTTACAGAAATTATTGCTTTTACGGTAACAGTAGGTGTAAGTAAAAGTAGCAATTTTGAATCTATGGCTGTAGATGAAAATGTTCCATTTTAGGAGGAGCCATGGATGAGAAATTAAAGAAATGTCCTTTTTGTGGCTCTCATGATGTAAAAGTTATTACTGGAATTAGAGTAACAGTAGCACATAATATGGTGCAATGTAATTATTGTCGGTGTACGGTTTCTTTTGAAGATCGGATTTCAAGGGTGGATTGTATAAATGGATGGAATAGGAGAAATTAATGGCAAGACGGAAAGCAGGGACCTGTATTCATGCAATTTGTGTCGGAAAATTTGGTAGTGTATTTGTAAAAAAGACGTGTCCTAATTTAAAAAAGATATATATTAAGGCAAAAGATGTAAATGTAATTATTCCTATTCAATGTGAACGATGTGAATCGTATATAGCTAAGCCAAAATAAAAAAACAAAAGGGGTGAAAAACATGGCCCGGTTAGTCAACAAAAAGTTAATTCAAGACATGAGAAAAAGCTGGTGTGAAAAATGCGGACAGAGAGCTACTGGTGAACCTCATCATATTTTTACACGTGGTTCTAATGGTGGTGATATAAAGGAAAATTTGATTCAGTTATGTGGTGTTTGCCATGCCAAAGCTCATGATGGGAATATTGTTCGTGATGAATTAATAGACATTGTGGCTAAGAGGGAAGGAATTGAAGCGGAAGCAGTAGTTTTAATTAATCGTAGAATACAGGGGCGGAATGTATGAGTCGAGGGCGGATTATAGAGATTCGTGAAGAAGTATCAATGAAAGAGGGGAACGCATCATCGTTAGTTACAAGAATAATGTATATTACGGTAGATAAGCGTTTGAAATCAATAGATATATTAATTAATGATACACCGCATAGTGAGCAGATTGGTTTTTTATAGTGTTATAACAATTGGCATGAATTTGATTTTGCAGATATTGAAGCGGTAACATTAACAAGCTAGACGATAAGGGTTTTATCACAGTGTTAAACAATTATCATCATTATTATTATTTTAGCGTTGCTTGGTGGCCTAGTGATAAGGTGGTGGCAAGTAGGATTGATTAAAATCTTAGAGCTATTTGGGGGTATCGGAGCACCTCGCAAAGCTTTACTTGATTTAGGATATAACGTTAAATCGATAGACTATGTAGAGATTGATGCTAAAGCTGTGCGATCATATAATGCGATGTTTGATAATAATCAGCAAGTACAAGACGTGAGAGGATGGGACTTAAAACCAGATATTTTAGTACACGGTAGTCCTTGCCAAGATTTTAGCATTGCAGGTAAACAACAAGGGGCAGATAAGGGGAGCGGTACTCGCTCCTCGTTGCTCCACGAGACAGTGAGTATTATCCGTAACTTTGGAGTTTGGCGTCCTCAAGTCGTTATTTGGGAAAACGTAAAAAATGTGCTGAGTAAGCACATGATACATAATTTTGAGGGATATTTAAACGACATGCGGTCACTGGGTTATACCAATAGCTATCACTTGCTAAATGCCATGGATTTTGGATTGCCACAAAAGAGAGAGCGTGTATTTGTAGTTAGCATGCTTAACGGTAAAAAATTTGATTTTAGCAAAATGCAACAACAGGCTTGTGAGCCACTAAGTGAGTATTTAGGAGATTATGGACCTCAACATATTGTCACGCAGCCAAGCATGATTAAACTAATCAATGGAGTTAGTAACAACTTTAACGGTAGATTGAAAGTTGTAACAGATTATTGCTATACGATAACGACTAAACAAATGCGTGCGCCTAATAGTGGCGTAATTGATTTAGGCAATGGGCAATACCGTTATTTGACAGAGTTGGAGTGTTGGCGATTGCAAGGCTTTGATGATGCGGACTATTACAACGCTTTAAAAGCTAATCCAGGTAAGCCAGGTAAACTCAACGGTACGCTTTACAAACAAGCGGGTAATAGCATGCCGGTTAATGTATTGCGCGAAATGTTTAGAGTTTTACCATTTTGTTGACGTCAACAAGATGGGGGTATGAGAGTACATTTACTGTTAGCGGAGGTGTTGTATGACAGAGTTGGAGATATAAAAAGAGATTAGTTTTAAAAGGGTGTTGCAGGGGCAAATATGTATTCCTAATGTTGTACTTTTTGACAAAGGACGAACCGAAGTTGATTTATTAATAATAACCAAAAACAATGCATTGATAGAAGTGGAAATCAAAGTATCTATAAAAAAAGATTTTCAGAAGAAAAAGTTTCATAACTATAAAGATATTTTTAGAATATATTTTGCTTTTCCGCTTACTTTATTTGAAAAATATAAAGACTTTATTTTAGATAAGTTACCTAAAGAGTTTGGCATTATAACCGTTCAAGGCATATGGCACATAATAGTTTCCTTGTAGACGACGTAGAAAAGATACTAGTATGAGCCAGTTAAAAGAAATTGATATTTTTGATATAAATTTACTCTGGAGGAAGCAAGAAAGAGAATTTTGCTAAATATTAAACAACGTATGTGTGAGTAAAGAGGTGATACCATTGGATATTACAGTATTATATAAAAAAGCCGAATGGTATATGTATAATTATCATGAGATAAAAAGTGAAGTAGAAGAAAAACGTAATGAAATGCAACGATCTCAACATACAATGCATGATGGATTAAAGGATCCAACGGGAAAAAAAGCGTTAGTAAATATTACACCGATAAAAGCGATTACAATCTATGTACATTCTAATGGGCAAAAAAATAAACGAATTACTATAGCATATCCAGAAAGAATTGTAGAAGCTGTTGAAAGTACATTAGTTAAAGTTAGTAGTTTGATGCGGGCATTAGTAGAGGCAAAATATACATATAAACGGCCATGGGAACAGACGGTTGCTAAAGAGCATATTAGCAAAGATTTATATTATAACACTATTCGAGAATTCTTATTTTTGCTCCTTTTACACTTAGTTGAGTTTAATGTTCTAAAAATTAGCAATAAAACAATATAAATATTAAAATTTATTGAAAATTCGTCGAAAAACATGATGTTTTTATTTTTTAGATTAGATATAATAAAGGCATAAGTACAATTAAATAGTTTACAGGCACGGCATGGCCTTTTTGTCGTGCCTTTTTTGTACCCAAATAAGTGAGGTGATTTTATGACTTAAGAATGCTTATAGATAAAGAAGGGAGGGATAAAGATGTTGACAGAGCAGAAGAAACGATTTGTAGAAGAATTTCTTTTACTTAAGTGTAAAAATCAAACGCTAGCAGCTAAAAGAGCGGGATATTCTGCTAAAACGGCAACACAACAAGCAAGTGCCCTTCTTAACAATTCTGAAGTTTTAGATTTTTTGAAATTGCGAAAAACACAGATGGAAACTGAACTTCGAGAAAATTTTATATTTGAAGCTAAAGAGGCTATTAAGGTAATGTCCGAACTGTTAAACGATCCATTGACTCCAGCAAAAGAACGGGTCAAAATTGCAAAAGATTTATTGGATAGAGCTGGATATAAACCAGTAGATAAAACGGAAGTATTTGGTAAAGATGGGGGACCTATTATATTTTGTACAGATTGGGGGGAGCAGAATTCGAAAAATTAATATAACACTACCTTATTGTCCTAGAGAGATTTGGAAAAAAGAAATACATCCAGCGATTGAGTCACATCGTTTTAATGTGATTGTGGCTCATCGTCGTTTTGGTAAGACCGTAGCTACTTTGAATCACACGATTAAAATGGCGATAAAAAATAAACAGCCATCGCCACAGTATGCGTATATTGCACCATTGCGGACACAGGCAAAAAAGATTGCATGGTCTTATTTAAAGTATTATGTAAGCCCCATACCATTTGTTAAGACAAATGAAAGTGAGTTATATATCGAATTACCAACGAACTATAGGAATAGAGCTGGGGCTCGTATTTATGTAATTGGTGCAGACAATCCAGATAGTTTACGTGGTATGTATTTTGATGGTGTCATATTCGATGAATATGCACAAATGAAACCTGCTGTATGGGATGAAATAGTTCGTCCAGCGTTAGCAGACCGAAGTGGTTGGGCTGTATTTATTGGTACGCCAAAAGGTCAAAATCAATTTTATGAGAAGTATAAGGAAGCTTTAGCTAAAGAGGATTGGTATGCTTGCTGTTATAACGTAGAACAGAGTCAGGTGATTCCTAAAGATGAACTTCAAAGTATGATGGAGGATATGTCAGAAAATGCGATTAGGCAAGAGTTTTATTGTGATTTTACGGCAAGTGCCAATAATGTGCTTATTTCTATTGATTCAATTAATAAAGCCGTTAATCGGACAGTACCTGCCGTAGATATTCGAAATAGTCCTGTTATCTTAGGGGTAGATGTAGCTCGATTTGGTGATGATACAACGGTCATTGTACGCCGGCAAGGATTAAGTATGTGGGCCCCAGTAAGGTATAAAGGATTAGATAATATGCAAGTGGCTTCTGTGGTAGCAGGGCTTATTACTGAATATCAGCCTGATGCGGTGTTTATTGATGCTGGCCGTGGCGAAGGTGTCATTGATAGATTAAGGCAATTAGGACATCGGAATATTATTGAAGTGCCATTTGGTAGTCAAGCAAGTCAAACAGATAAGTATGCTAATAAACGGGCTGAAATGTGGCACGAGATGGGGCGATGGCTCAATGAAGGGGGATGTATACCGGATGATCCAGAATTAAAATCAGAATTAGCAACGCCTATGTATGACTATGATAGTCGAGGTCGTATTGTATTGGAAGCAAAAGATAAAATTAAAGAACGCATTGGGGCATCACCAGATGCAGCAGATGCAGCTGCATTAACATTTGCATTTAAAGTACCCCAGAAAGATGTACGTCTTACTAATGGTATTCCTATGGCTAAGACGAAATATAATCCATTTAAAAGATGAAAGGAGACTCATTATGTGTGGAGGATTTGTAAAAAGTTTATTTGGTAGTGGAGATAAAATGCAGGAAATTAAACAACCCGCACCAGCTCCGACAGCGGAAAATAATAGTGCTGATGGTGAGCAAACAGCAACAACACAGCAACGTAAGAAACGTGGATTTAGTACAACTCGTACAACAGATACGATTTTATCTGGGACAGAAGGGCGTAATAAATTAGGGTGATACTATGACACTACTTAGAGATGCGCCTAAAGGGGCTATATTTAAAGGACAATTGGATAACAAAAAAGCGAAAGTAAAGGCCAATAGCTTATTTAGCGCTCAAGAACGGGAATTGCATCTAAGTAAGTGGCGAGATATTAAACGATATCAGTTGCCTTTTATTGGTCATTTAGAGCAAGTAGAAGGACCGGAACAGTATGATACGGATAATGTAATAGATAGTTATCCTACATACTGTAATAACATCTTTGCTGCAGGGGTTATGAGCGGGCTTACACCACCATCAAGACAATGGTTTAAGTTAACGTTAGCTAATAGTGGGATTAAAAACAATCATGCTATATCCTCCGTCTTGGACCAGCGATATGAGATTATGCAATCGGTGTTTCAAAAAAGTAATTTCTATACAGCGTGTTATCAAGTATATTCAGAACTTGCTTTTGGCGAAGGAGCTATGGCTATTTATTGGGATAGTCGGACGGGTATTCGCTGCGAACAGTTTGCTATTGGTACATATGCTATGAGTACAGGTGCAAATGGTATTGTAGATACTTTTTGTGTGCGACGTGAAATGACGTTACAACAACTCATTGAAGCATTTGGTCTTGATGCATTGCCGATGCGTTTACGACCAAATGAGGAAAGTACTTCACAGTTAAGTCAAATGTATGAGGTGTATTGGTTAGTAGAGCCTAATAGGGATTACATAAAAGGGGAGATTGGTAAGACTAAGATGAAGTATCGAAGTTATTACTGGTTAAGTGATGATGAATCATTTTTAGAAGTTGGAGGTTTTAATACATTCCCTGTAGCGGTAGCTCGTTATCACGTTAATGGTAATGAGGTCTATGGTAAAGGCGCTGGTTGGTATGCTAATGATGATGCTAAGATGCTCCAAGTGCAACAAGAGGACAAATTGAGCGCCGTTGAATTACAAGTAAAACCACCAATGCAGGCTAGTTCAAACATTGCGTATAGCATAAACCTCATCCCTGGATCCATTACACCGGTAGACAATCCAAATGATCGTATTCAACCATTGTTTAATGTAGCTATTAATCTTGAGCATTTGTTACGTACTATTGAGGAAACTAAAGAAAGTATTCGACGGGCTTATAATGCCGATTTATTTCTTATGATGGAACAAATCGATAGTGGACAAATGACAGCGAGAGAAGTCATGGAACGGTCACAAGAAAAATTACAGCAGTTGGGACCAGTGGTAGAACGATTACAATACGAATTTTTGAATACTGTTATTGAACGGGCGTATTCAATTTTAGCGGAACGGAAGTTGTTTCCGGAGATTCCAGATGAGTTAAAAGAGCATTTAGCCGGTAAGGAGTTAAAAATTGATTTTACTAGTCCATTAGCACAGGCACAGAAGATGGCAGGGTTAACAACCATTGAGCAAGCCGTAGGTTTCATTACAAGCCTTATGCAGGCCTATCCTGAGGTGCAAGCTAAGATTGACCCGATAGGATTAGTTAATGAATACACACGTCAATTAGGCGCTCCAGCGGCTATGTTTAGAAGCGATGAAGAAGCGCAGGCTTTATTACAGCAGCAACAACAAGCAGTAGCTGAGCAACAGGCCTTGATGGAGCAACAAGCCATGTTACAACAAGTACCTGGTATAGCCAAAGCGACTAAAGATGTAACGGATGCAGCAAATAATGGGGGCAATGAAGCAATGGCTGATTGGCTTGGTATGCCAGGACTTGGAGGTGACGCGGGTGAATAGTTTTGTTAAAAAGCAACAAAAATTAACTCGTGAAACATTTATCCGAGATATGGACCAAAAGGCGTTACGCATGTTGATGGAAAGTGAAGCGGGGCGTTGGTTTATTATGAGGTTATTTGATAAAACATATGTTCACCAAACAACATTTACAGGTAATTATAACTCGTTTTATAACGAAGGGCGGCGCAGTATAGGTGTTGAATTAATGCAGCAAATAGGCGCCTTGGGGAAGGAAGGAGTAAAGTTAAAACATACAGCAGAATTAGAATATGTAGAACAGCAAGAGCAGTTTGAAGCCTTAGAAACGGCTAATCAATGGAATCAGAAGGCATGGAAGCCTAAGTTAACACGTTAGAAGGGGGTTTAAGTATGGAACTTGATAATTTACCTAATAGTGATATAACACAAGCTATATCAGAGCAAACCACAGATATTACAACGCCAAATACGGCAGAAAGTACAACCGTTGAAGCGGGTGCTACTGGTGAGTCAGCAAATGCTGAAGGGACTAATTCTTCAGAACAAACACCTAGTACACCTAGTGTACCAAAAGCGTATGACTTTACTAAATTTGTAGGGGAAGGAGGGACTATTGATGAAGCGAATGCGACAGCCTTTTCTGAAGTGCTCAGATCCTTAAATATTAATCAGGAAGGTGCTGAAAAATTAACGACGTTTGGTATGGGGTATTTACAGCAGATGGGAGAGGCCATGCTAGACCATATTGAACAAGTACAGGACCAACAATCGGAGACTTGGAAGCAAGAAACTGTACAGGCGTTAGGTGGCAATTTTGATGCTACTATTGTTAAGGCTGGCGCGGGCATTGAATACTTGGAAAAGCAAATTCCAAATTTAAGGGAAGTCCTTAGTTATAACGGTATTGGCAATAACTTAGCATTAGTTAAGGCTTTTTCTATCCTTGGTGATTTGGTGGCAGAAGATACCGGCAAGCTAGGAGGTAATGCTACTGGTGGAGGGCTTGGTAATTTTTACGATAAAACGGATTGGAATCGGTATAAATAATAATTGAAAAGTATGTATCTAAGAGGTGATAATTATGGCAACATTTGGTCAAGAAGCATTAACATTAATGGATTTACAAAAGCGTTATAACGCTACAGAAACAGGCATTGATAAGATTATTGAAGTATTAAACCAAAGTAATCCTATCGTGCAAGATATGCGTTTTATGGAAGGCAATTTACCTACAGGTAATTTAACAACTATCCGTACGGGCTTACCTCGCCCTTCGATTCGTATGATTAATCGTGGGGTGCCTATCACTAAATCCAGCACGCGTCAAATTACAGATACTTGCGCTATGTTAGAAGACCGGAGCGAAGTAGATATTAAGTTACTGGCGCTATCAGGCAATCCACAGCGAACCCGTGCGACGGAAGATGCTGCTCATATTGAAGGTTTTGGGCAATCGGTGGCAGAAATGTTATTTTACGGTGATACGGATGAAAATCCAGCTGAATTTAATGGCTTACATGTGCGTTATAACGCATTTAGTGATGAAAAAGGCACAGCAGGCTATCAATGCATTAATGCCGGTGGCACAGGTAATACAAACACCACCTTATGGCTTGTATGCCATGGTGATGATGGTGTAGTCGGCATTTATCCTCGTGGCTCCCAAGCAGGGCTTAAGAAACAAGATTTAGGTGAACAGACAGTGGTAGATAAAGATGGTAATAAGTTCCAGGCAGTATCTACTGTATTTAATTGGGATGTGGGACTATCTATTAAAGATATCCGACGTGTGGCAGCGGTTCGTAACGTTGACCTTGATAAAGTAGATTCAGCCGCAAATCGAAAGAAATTTATTGAAAATATCATTCGTGCAAAAGGGCGCATTCGCAACCTTGGAAGTGGGCGTATTATACCGGTAATGTATGTAACACCGGAAGCTAAAACGATGTTAGAGATTATCTTGACAGATAAAGATAATGTACACGTAACACGACAAGAAGTGATGAATGCCATGCCTAAGCTGTACGTGGCCGGCATTGAAGTGAAGGAATGCGAAGCGTTACTCACTAACGAAGCGGCTATTGTATAAGATGTAGCTAGTTATGTGTGAAAGGAGAAATATATATGATTTTTGATGGTGAAAATACATTTATGCTAAAGAAAGCAATGACAGGAGCTACTGTAACTTCTGATGTGGTGGCTAATACCAATAGCGGTGATGCTTATAATCAGCTATGGTTTTTTGTAGGTGTTAATAAAGACCTTAGCGGTGGACCTGCAACGATTGAGTTACTTACCGCTGATACTGAGAAAATGACGGGTGCTAAGGTGATTGGCACTTATAAGGTAGAAGCAAAGAAAGGGTCTAAGGTAATGGCTAAATTACCATTGGGTGTTAAGGCATATTTACAAGTTAAGGTGTCTGGGCAGACCTTTACTGCTGGTGAATTGACAGCAGCGCTTGTAAGTGATGTAGATTTACAATAATACATGGTAAGGGGCTGCCTAGGCGGCCCCATTTTGTTTATTATAGGAGAAAGCTATGACTAAAACGGATGTATGCAATATGGCACTATCCAGTATTGGCGAGGCGACAATTACAGATATTAATGATAACAATGAATCGGCTCGCCTTTGTCGTCAGTTTTATGATCGGGCCAGACAGCTCATTTTGAGGCAATATCCGTGGGGATTTGCACGGAGGATTGAACGATTACCGGAAGTTGAAGTTACAACTAAGACCAAAGGATATTTATATACGTATATGTATCCTGAAACCGCTCTTTTTATATATGGTGTAGATAATGAACCATTTATTTATGATATGGCTAATTTTAATCGTCCGTATTATAAAAGGGAGAATTTTGAAATTTTTAATTTGAATGAAAGCACAAAAGTAATTAGTACTAATGTAGCTAGGGCATTTTGTGATTATGTATATGATTGTCAGGATCCAGATATTTTTGATTCTGTGTTTGTTGAAGCTTTAGTACATAAATTAGGTGCTGACTTAGCAATGCCATTAGTAGGTAGTGCTGAAATGTATAAAATGCAGTTTCAAATTTATCAAGGGGCTTTGTTAGAAGCAAAAAATATAACTAGCAAGGAGCGACAATTAGAAATAGCGCCACCGAGAGGATATATTTTGGCCCGGCGCAGATAGGAGACGATATGGCTAGCGGGAATGTGTATGTAGCACAACACTCCTTTGCAACTGGAGAAGTTTCGCCAGATATTGCGAATCGGAGTGATTTGGATAAATATAGAGCGGCTTTGTTAATGGCTAAGAATTGTGTAGTTAGGCCCTATGGTGGTGTTGCTAAGCGTAGTGGTTCCTTATATATGGGTACGGTAAAAGATCATAGTAAGAAGGTCAGATTAGTTGAATTCAAGGGAAATACGCCATCTATGTTAGAGGTGGGCCCTAGTTATATTAGAATTTGGGAAAATGGTAGTTATACCGGTAAAGAAATTGGTACACCGTTTACCAATATTAATACGTTACATTTTAATCAATCGGCAGATACGATGTTTATATGTAGTGGTATGCAACCAGTGCATATTTTGCAACGTAAGGGGACTAGTTGGACATTTAGTAAATATGCTTTTACGGTACCTCCATTTGAAGATATGAATGATGATTTGAATCATAAATTATCTGTAAATAATGAGGGTACTCGAATTTATTCTTCGAAAGGCTTTTTTACAGCAAATATGGTAGGCATGGTATTTAAGCTTAAGCATAGGATGCCGGCAACAGTTAAACAAGGTGCTGGAGCTGTTGTACGGACTAAGAAAGGTTTTTTAGGAAAAGAAGTTAAATCGACTGGCTATATGTCGATGGGATTAGGCGCGTATGGAGATGATACAGACATTGAATGGAAAATAGTAACGCATGGTGAATGGAGTGGGAAGATACAAATTTGGATTAAAAATTACACAGATAGTAGCGACTATGAAGTGTTTAGAACCTATACAGGGAATCGTGATTATAATGTAACTGAAACAGGCACAATGCCTCGTAGTAGTGAGTTAAAGATAACGTCTGAAATTAGTGATGGTGAAGCTAAGATAGATTTTACAATTAAGCCATATACACAAAGTGGCATGGTTGTAATTAAGCGATTTATTTCGGCTACAGAGTGCGAAGTGGAAGCGATTAAAGAAGTGGGAAAAAGTACAGCGACGAGTGAGTGGCAAATTTCGTCTTGGGGCGGTCCTTATGGTTATCCCCGAATGAGTACCTTTTTCCAAGATAGATTTATCTTAGCTGGTTCAGCCGCATTTCCATATAAGGTGTGGATGAGTCGTACTGGAGATTATCCAAATTTTGACGTTGAAACAGTGGATGGAGCATTGACTGATGATAGTGCTATTGCTGTGGCTTTGATTAGTCGCTCTGCTTTTAACATTACACATGTTATTAGTGCTCAAGATTTAATCTTTTTAACAGATGGTAATGAATGGATTATTGATGGTAGCGAAACGATAAAACCCAGTAAGGTGTTACCTAGAAGTCAAACACAACATGGTGCAGCCGATTGTATGCCACAATATATTGGCAATCGATTAGTGTATGTACAACGACGATCATCATCAGTCAGAGATATGGGCTATACTTATGAATCAGATAACTATAATGGGGTAGACTTAACGTTACTGGCTAAACATTTAGTACATAATAAGTCGTTGGTAGATAGTGCGTACTGTCAGGAGCCAGATAGCATTTTATATTATGTGCGTAATGATGGAGTATTGCTTAGTTTAACACTCATTAAAGAGCAAGATGTATATGCTTGGGCTCAGTATGCAACAAATGGAGGCCAATTTGAAGCAATTTGTTCGTTGCCAAATGGAAATGAAGACAGTTTGTATGCAGTTGTTAAACGTACTATTAATGGCCAACAACGGCGATATATAGAACGTATCGAAAGCCCGAAAGACAGTACCAATATTGATGATTATATCTTAATGGATAGTATGCGTAGGATATACAACACTACAAGTACAACGATTAATGTGCCACACTTAACTGGTTGTTCAGTACAAATCATTGCAGATGGTAAACGGATACCTGACGGAAAAATAGGAACTGACGGAAATATTACATTACCTGCAAAATATGCAAAGGTACATATTGGTTTACCGGTAGAGATGAGAATCACATTACCGCAAATTGCTATGGATATGAAAGATGGTACGTTACAAAGTCGAACAGTAAAAATTAATGCAGTTATTTTACGTTTACGTAACAGTCGAGGCGGTAAAATCGGGGTTACATATAATCGGGGCATGGATATGATAGGGGATGCATCTATTATTGATAAGATTTATACAGGGGATGTAAATGTACCAATGCCGGCACAAGGAAAAGGGTTTGCTACTGATGCTTCTGTATGTCTTTTGCATGATGAACCGTATCCATTTAATTTATTATCTTTAGTAAGAGATATAACGATTGGAGGGGGCGCTATTGGGCGATATAACAACAATCCGTTGTAAGGATGTAATCAAACAAAAAGAAATAATTCGAACACTAGCAGATAATCTTCGAGCAGTTGATGAATATGAATGCATCGCAATGGGGGCTTTAGATGGATATCATGGATTATTATTGTCATTAAATGAAGCGGATAGCTTATCGTATATAGGCCTATGTGATAATAAGCCAGTATGGGCTTATGGCATTAATACAAAGCCATTAGATGGATTAGGATATTGTATTTGGTTTTTGGGTACTGATGCGGTATCAGAACATCGTAAATACTTTGTGATAAAAAGTATGGAAACCGTAAGACAATGGCAAAAGCAATATGGTCAGCTTTGGAATGCTGTCCATAAAAATAATAAGAAGGCAATTAGATGGCTGAAATGGTTAGGTGCGACATTTACACCATTAGAGGAGATAGACGGATTTTTTTTATTTACGTTACCAAGTTTAAAAGAAAGGACGTGAGGATATGTGTATGCATCCTGTAGCGTTAATGGGTATGCAAATGGCTATGCAGATGGCAGCAACAAAACAACAAACTAAAGCGCAGATTGCTATGTATAATCAACAAGCTAATATAGCTGATTATAATGCAAAGTTAAGTGAGCGAAAAGCAGAGCAAATCGCTGATAATTATGCGAAAGAACAGCGTCAGTTGAACAATCGTATGCGCATGGTAGCTGGTCAAAATCGAGCAGAAGCTGGGGCTAGTAATCTTATGATGACTGGTACGCCACTTGCTATGTTGGGAGCAGGCTATGATGCTTATAATGCAGATTCCACTACGCTATTACAAAACCAGCGGAATGATGTAGATACACAAGCTTTACAAACTTGGAACTATCGGAATCAAGCAGCTGGTGCACGAGCTAGTGCGAATAATGCTAGACGTACAGGTAAGATGCAGATGATAGGTTCTTTATTGTCAACAGCAGCATCTATTAGTGGGTATTACCATGACTATGGTAAAGTGGCCAATACAGCTACTGGTAATACTAGTATGGGATTCTATGACAATCCGTATGGATTTAATAACAATATGGGAAAATTGGGACTTGGTAGTAATATTTCTTCTAATTATGGGTTTAATTCTTTTGGTGGTGGTATGGGTCAGTTTTCCACTAATGCGTATTTTAATAATAAGAAAGGATGGTTTTGATGCGTTTAGAAACATATAACGAAAAAGTCAATCCTAATACGTCTAGTGGAGGAGGGGCTCAAGGAGTTACTAATATTAATGCTTTTGGGCAAACCGCTGAAAGTGTAAAGCCAGTTATTCAAGGATTAGGGGATTGGCAAGCTTTGCAACTGAAGAAAATGGATGATGAAATCAATTTGCAAACCATGAATGCTCAGACTGATTATAATAATCGAATTATGGATTTACTGTATAACGAAAAAGATGGGTTGGCTCATACAAAACTAAAAGAAGCTGCTAATGTGTCAGAGCGTTTTAAAGAGGCGGAAGAACAAATACGAAATGATGTATTAGGTAAGTTACCATATAGAAAAGCCCAAGAGGGCTTTATTGCTAAAGCTAATACTATGGCATTGAATAACTATTCGGATTTACAAAAACATGAACGAACACAGGGGGATAAGTATAGAGATGTTTCGGTGGAAAACAATTTACAGTCTTTAAAAAAGATTGCAGAACTTAATTACAGCAATGTAGATGTATTAAGAAGTCAAGTTAAGCAAGGTCTTGACACAATTGCAAGTATTTATGCTTACGAAGGTGAAGAATCGGTAAAGAAACGTCAAGATGCTTTTATGGAGGGGATATATACAGGAGTATTAAAGGTTTCTACTGATAGCAGTGATATTCAAGGCACAGATAATGTAATAACTGTGGCTAAGGAGTTTGGAATAATGCCAGAATTATATAAAGGCATAGAAACTAAAGCCATGGAAAGTAAAATGTCAATTATGGCTGTAGATGAAAAAATGGCCGAAGAGGCTTTAGCAGAAGCAGGTGAGGACTATGATAAATCGGTAGAAATTTTACAACAGAAGATGTTAGGAACTATTGGTAAAGACTTTAACAATATTACACTTGATGATTTTATGGGAGCAGTAAAGGGACAAGAAAGTGGTGATGATGTTAATGCAGTAAATGAGCGTACAGGAGCGCGTGGTTTATTTCAGATTATGCCTGGGAATTGGGCAGAATGGTCAAAACAGGCGGGTATGGAAGGACGCTCTATGGATGATCAGGAGGCCTATATGGCCGTTGCACGATATAAATTGGGGGAGTATTTAGCAAAGTATGGTGTAGAGGGAGCATTAGTTGCTTGGTATGCAGGTGAAGGGAATGGACAACGTTGGAAAGAGGGAGCTGCTGATGCTGTAGATGGTGAAGGTGGACATTATTCATGGGATAAACGCCATGGAGATGGTTCTGAACCAAGTATTAGAGAATATGTAGAACAAACAAAGGCACGTTTAACTGGAGGGAAAACTGTTACCGATGGTATGAAAGCAGAAGCATTGCAAAAGGCTAAAAATGCGATGGAGAACTTAAAAAAACTTCATAAAGAAAGGCATGATGAAGCGGTCAAGCAAGAAATTCAAAATATTCAATTAACTCTACTTGAGGCTGATAGGCGGGGAGAATCACCTGGACAAAAAGCTGAGTTAATTCAAACTTTAACTGCTAACTCTGATCCAGAGGTTAAAGTAGCTTTAGCAAGTATGGAAATTGGATTTAGAAGTAATCAAAGAAATATAGAACGTAATGCTATGAAGGCAACGGAAGGAAATAAAGCGCAAATTATTAAAGCAATAGATAATGGGATGTCTAATGATGCAGTTAATGATTTAATAAACAACTCAGGTGTTATTTGGAGTGATAGTGATATTAAACAATTTACAGATCTATTAAACCAGAGAAATAAAGGTGAAGGTCGATATAGTTTACCTATTGCTGAATATAAAACTATGGCTAAAAAAGCAAGTGGATTAAGTGATGAAGATTTTGGTAAGGCGTGGGTTGGAGTAAGTGATGCTATCACATATGATGTCTTTGAATATCGTAGAACACATGGAGGGGAAAATCCACCGCCTGTCGTAATTAGTGAGATTATAAATAAGGTAGTTACACCAGTAAGAGAAGTAGCGGTTAAAAATCCTTGGTATCAACCGGATGTTACATTTACTTTATCTCAAGCTCAATTAAATTATTATGGATATAAAGAACATTATTTTACAGACGGCGTTGATGGTGGAAAGTATTTTGTTGGCATAAAATTTGATGGAACAACGGATACTATAGATGCTGATACAGCGAAGGCTAGGTTTAATGCATAGGAGGGTAGTATGGCTTATAGAACAGAAGATGGACAAGTAATTGTTACAACGGAAGATGTAAGAAAAGGTGGATTTGAAGTAGTTCCAGAACCTTATAATACACAAATGAATGCAGGACCTATCGATAATAGTGATACGGGAGCGCAATTGGATGAAGCGTTTCGTAATTCAAATAGCTTTTTAGCGGAAGCATATCGTAAATATACATATAATAAAGCTGATTGGGCCGCTGATGCAGATATATATGGTAAAAAACTGAATATTAGTCCAGATGTACTACTTAATGGTGGTACAGACTTAATAGAAAAGGCGCGTAAAATTAGTAGTGATATGGATCGTGTTGGCGAAACGATTGAAATGAACACTATGTATCCTGAATTACAGAAAATTAAGTTTGCTAGTTCAGCAGAAGCAGTTACGTTGTTAAATAATGCAAAGTCTGTTCGTTCCAGTTATGGGATATGGGATGCATTACAACAAGGCGTGTGGTCAATGAATGACCAAATGAAGATGGCTGATGCAGGCTATCAATTGGCGTATACAAATGATGTGGCCAAGCGTGAAGAGTTATTTAAAGAGATTGAGAGATTGCAGTCGAATTTAAATCAATATCGGACTACTGGTTCTAATTCATTGGAAACTGTTGTGGGAGAAACTGCACAACAAGCGTATATGATGGGGAAACAAATAATTCGTGGTACTGCAGAGCGTGGTGCAGAAGGTATGGCTTTGGGTACGGCTGCTGGGGCCGGGATAGGCACTTTATTTGCTGGAGTAGGTGCAGTACCAGGTGCGGTTGCAGGTGGAATAACAGGATTAAGTACTGGTGTTAAAGTTGGTACGGCTGAACAAATGCAACATATGTCATTTGGATTAAAGTATTTAGATTTAATTAATAAGAAAGATTTTAACGGTAGGCGAATTTATTCTGATGAAGAGGCCCGAAATAGGGCCACCGCATATTCTATTGTAGATACAGGAATAGAATATGCTAGTTTGCGTGTTGCTGGTAAAGCTATTAAAGCAGCTGTGCCGGGGAGCAGTGCATTATCTAAAATTATGGCGTCTGAAGGATTATCAGAAACCTTTAGACGAGGAGGCCTTGCTGTTGCTCGTAATTATGTTAAAACGGGCGTTAAAACAGGCGGGGCTGAACTCATTGAAGAAGGGTTACAAGATATCAATGATAAGATACAGACAAATTTATTTGGTAAAGTTGGCGATGATGTATATAGTGTAAGAGATATTGGTTTAGGTGCGATTCAGGCTATGGTGGATGCCTCTCCGGCTGTATTGGGACTTGGTATTTTAGGGGGCCTAGGTGGTGGTATTCATACGGCTAGTCAGTTTAGAGCATTTAGTCGTATGTCATCAGAACAACAACAGATGGTAGTACAGAGCGAAATTAATGCACGAGGCAATAAAGTATTACAGGCTATGGTAGCTGATGGTGAAACAAATATACTAGCTAAGAATAATCCAGAACTATATAGCAAGGTAATTCAAGCCGCAGCCGATAAAAGAGGTATTGGTCAAGTGTATATTAATGTGCAAGACATGATAAATACAGAGCAAGGACAAGTTGCAGTGCAGAATATGGTAGAGAATGGCTACATGACGCAGGAAGAAGTTACTAAAGCGATTGAAAATGATACTTCAATTGAAGTGCCTATTAGTCAGTTTGCACAAGCTAATACAAAACTTGAAGAATCTACACTTAAGGAATTAGAAAGTCATGTATATTACACTGAGGGGGGCATGTCATTGCATGGCATTCAGAAAGCTGTTAATACGGCTAAAGCTATGCGTGAACACTTTAGTGGTGAATATGCAGCTAAACAGGATGCAGTACGCCATGAAATTATGAAAGAATTTTCAGAAAATACAGACATAGAAAAAGAGATGGCAGATCTTGTTGTAGGAAATAATCCATATGCTATTAAACGTAGTTTTAACGAACTATATAATGCATTAGAAGAAGACTATAAGGAAACATATCATGAGGAATTAACAACTCCTGTTATCAGCGAATCTGAGCAGGATATTGAATCAACAACTATTGAACGACCTCGTTTTATTACGACTAGTATTGGGGATGTAAAAGCACATACAAAGATGGGGGCCCGACGTTTAGCTTTTAACCAAGCTAAGAACCGTGTTATGGAAAACTTCACAGATGGTATGAGTGAGGGTGCTCAAAAGGTGGCTTTAGCTCGATATGAAGAGATGGAAGGTAAGCTACAACGATTAGAAGCGATGGACAAAATAAAAGACCGATTGTTTACTATCGCTGAGGGCGATGTATACGTACGGTCTAATTTAAGTCCTGATGGATATGAAGTATATCAAAATATGGTCAATACGTTAAAACAAGGTAATTTATCTATGATTAAAAGTGCTAGAGAGAATGCCTTAGTTTTTGCTGCGCATGCTGATGTAGTAGCTAATATTATGCAACGGGCAGGTTATAGAGAATATACTGCTAAGGATTATGTAGAACAGTATATAAAAGTTAATGCTCGTGATGTAACGCACGTTGAGGGAGGATACGCGCAAGCTAAATTAGCTCAAGAGAAACTCGAACAACATACTAAGTTATGGCAAAAAACGATAGAATCTTTGAAAGACAAAACTATATCAGTTAATAAACCGTTATTTGTTATGGATACTCCTTTAGTTTTTAGCTTAGTTGATAGTTCGATTGAATTTAGTACGCCAATTGAAATGGATGTATCTATTTTTAATAAAATAGTTAATGGTAAGCATAGTCAAGATGTTTCTTTTGAGGCCTTAGCCTCATTGCCAAAAGCTTTAGCAGATCCAGTTATGATATTACAAAATATAAATCGAAAAGGTGAGATTCGTGAAGGGATTATAGTTGTATTAGATTTAGAAGGTGCTAATGGAAATATTCAAGTACCTATTAAATTAAGTGTTAAATCTGGTCGTCATGGAAAGCGCCATGCTATTATGACTATGTTTAGTAGAGAAGAATCGGATTGGTATACGAATGCTTTATTGAATCAAGGCGTATTATATGTAAATAAAAAAAAGAGCCGTCAAGTAATGACAGCTATCGGACAATCATCGTCCCAGCGTGTTACTTTAACGACTTCTTATATGAATAGTATACCAAATGAAGCGGATTTGCGCAATCTTAAAGACGGGAATCCTACATATTATCAGAAGAACAATTACGAGAAAGACCTTATTGCATATCATAATTTATCTGAGAATAGTCTACGTAAAGTGTTAGATTTAGGAGGCCTTGCAGTACCATCTATTGCTGTTACAAAAAAAGATGTAAATTATGAAGGTTTTGGTGATATTACGTTAGTTATGAACCCAAGTGTAGTAGATCCTGCACAAGTTCCAGTATTTACTCGTGATGCTTGGACCGGGGTATTCCCAGAAGCTAAGCATAGGGTGAACACTAAGGCAGTCGTATCATTTATTAAGCGTTTGAGTAAGGCTAGTCAATTAATTGATGGTGCTAAGGTAAGTAAATATGAAACTGAATATGCTAATTATTGGACTCCTGACAATGCAGCTCGTTATGTGTCACAGATGTTATCTGATGTAGAATCTAAATATATATTTTTAGATAGTATTGGCAAGGCTCCGGCTGTAATTATGAAGAGAAATCTGCCTCAAAGAAGTATTCTTGAAGAAGCAACATTTAATAGTCAAGCAAAAGGATTATTAGCTAAATACGGTGATATTGTATATGAATATAATAGCCAGGCTAAGGATGACATTATTGCCTATATGCGTGCGGTAAAGAAATTTGAAGCACAGCGTAATGGTATCAATCGTTTTGCAGCACATCGTTTAAAAATTGAACAGACTGATTATGAGGCGTATGCTAACAGCTTTGATGATTTTAAATTGTGGAATGAATTTATTTCAAAGATTGCACCTTATGTGGGAAAAGAAGAAGAGTTAGTACGGGATAATGTAGCCATAAGAGAGGCCATAGAAAATCAGATTACTATCCACGAAAAGGCTTATAGTGATTGGGTGGCTAATATGGCTAAAGAGTTATTAGGAGAACCTTTAATAGAAGTTAAAGGACAACTTAAACCAATTACGTTAGAAAACGTTGTGTTAGCGATGAAAGGAGAATTACAGAATGCACAAGAGTCTAATTTAGGTGTGGGGATTGGTAAAGTATTAGCCGCCAATGCAAAACAACCTAAGAGTCTTGGTGAATTGCATCGTGAAGCAGATAAACGCATTTCTGTTGAGGCTCCGTTCGCTGATGGTATAGACACTAATGATGCTTATGAAGATGTTAAGAAAAAGATAACTGAGTATCGTGATTTGATGTATGAACAAAGTAAATATTATCGTAAAGGGATGAATTATAACCCTGCCATTGGAGATGATGCCTTACAGGTATTAATAGAGGTACAACAAAAAGGAAAGTCTTTTGAAAATTCGGCTAAAAAGTTTGGATTTATACCTACAGTAGCAATTAAAGCTATGGCAGAAGAAATTATTCAAAATATTGATGCATTAAAAGTACAATATTTTGAAGCTAAACCACAGCGCGCAATAGGCTTTAATGAAGTTTCGGTAGCAATTGTACCTAATAATCTTGAAAAAGACTTAAAAGAGAAGTTACAGACTAAAGGAGTTTCAATTGCTATTTATAATCCAAACATCAAAGGAGATCGTCAACGAGTAAGTAAAGAAGTACAAGGAAAATATACTGTACTGTTTCAAAAGTTTAAAGCTGGAGAAGTTAAAGGTCTTACTTCTATGTATGAAGATGGAAGACGATTAGTCCAATTATTTGAAACAGCAGATTTTTCCACGTTTATCCACGAATCTGGACATGTATTTTTGGAAGATTTACGCATGCTTGCCACCATGGATGGGGCCCCAACAGATGTTATTGCAGATTGGCATGAAATTAAGACGTGGACTGGATATGAGGAAGGTGCCGATGCAGACACAAATCGAGCCGCTCATGAAAAATTTGCTCGAGGCTTTGAAGCGTATCTACGTGAAGGCAAAGCACCTACTAAATTATTAGAACGAACATTTAGACGATTTAAGCAGTGGTTAACAGCTATTTATCATAGTGTAACAACGTTAGGTGGCATGCCTCCTAAAAAAGTACAGGATGTCATGGCCCGTATGTTGGCTGTACAGACTGAGATAGATTCTTATACTGCACAACAAGGTTTAGATTCGTTTGAGCGTTCTAAGATTTATAGTAGTATGGTAGGTGAAGAGCAGGCACAATTCATGTTGCTTATTGACGATGTAAGAGAAGGGGCTAAAGAAAACGTTTTAAAAGCATATATGAAAGAACTTGATGGTCGTGCTGAAAAGGTGTGGGAGGAGCAAAAAGAAACAATTCGTCGTGATTTAAAAGAATATTATGTAGAACGATATCCTGTATATGCAGCAAGGGTCATTTATGATAACTTTGGTGAAGCTGGATTAATTAATACTGAATATAAGACTGTAAATGAACTTGAGATGGGAGAAGCACAAGCGTTAGGGAATTGGCATGAGCTAATTGAACGAGAGATGCAGACAGCGAAAGAAAGTTTAACAGAAACATATTCAGATCCAACAGAAATTAGAAAAATGGCTGATGAATATTTATTATCTAATGAAGGACAGCAGAAAGTAGCCATGGCTGAAGCGGAAGCGGTAAAAAAGTTCACTAATCGTTCTATTGCAGCTAACTATGAACTGATTGCTACATTAAACACTATGGAAGTCATTACGCCAGAGACTATTCAATCTGTTGTAAAAGCGATAGAGAAAAAGGCAGATAAGTCTACTGTGGCAAAAGTAAAGTCTGTGGCTAAAAAGTATTTAGTAGAACCAAACAATAATGTTGCGAATGAGAAAGTAGTTAATGCATTAAAGGATGCGTTACAAGAGTATATTTCTAATATGCGTGCTTTACGTAATTTGTCAGTTGGTGATGTTGATACTATGATGGAAAAGGCTCACGATTCTTTAAAGGGATTGCCAGTATCAAGAGCAGTCTCGTTTAAACAATATCAAAATAAGAGTGTAACATCAGCTCGTTTATCAGATATTGCATTAGCTAAGGGAAAAATGGATGAGGCTTTTTATCATAAGCAACAACAGTTATTTATGCAGGCTATGGCTCGTGCTGCCTATGAAAATGCAGAAGAACAAAGAAAGTTAGAACAAGATTTGAAGAAGAAATATACAGCTATTTCTCGACCAAAAAATCCTAAACGGATTAAGCCAGAAGCGCGGTATTTTATTGGACATCTATTGTATCAAATAGGGATGGTGAATAGAGATGCTACATTACCGAGTGAAGGGTTTATTTTAGAATCTATTTATAGTTTATGGGATACTGATGTAGAACTTATGCAGCAAGCAGGAAGTATTAAATTGGAACAATGGATTATTGATGTATTTAACCAGGGGAAAAAATGGAACAAACTGACTTTTGAAGAGTTAGGGGATTTACATCAAATTGTGGTTGCAGTTTATACTCGTGGATTATCGGAATATGAATCCACTACCTTATTAGATGAAAATGGGAAACTGGTTACATTCGATGAAGCGGTAGCACAAATGATTGAGCAAGGGAAACAACGATTAACTGTACCTGCTAAGAACCTTTTGACGTTAGATAATGAAAAAGGGAAAGCTGGCGCAGCAAAAAATAAGATTGCTACATTAATGATGGATTTGATTAAGCCAGAAGTTATTTTACGACGGTTTGACGATGATAAGGTAGGTCCATGGGTGCGTTATGTATATGATCCAATTGATAGGGCAACGCGTAAGGGCAAAGAGATGTTTGAGGTAGCAACTCGTCGCTTATCTTCTACACTAGGCATTTACTCGAAAAAAGAATTGTATTATCTTAGAACAGAACGCATGTATAATTTGGGGACGGTTTATAGTATGACGAAGGAGCAAGTTATTTCTTTAGCCTTAAATTGGGGCACAAAGAATAACCGTCAACGAGTTCGTGAAACGTTACAAATTGAAAATGACGTGGAAGTAGAGCGTTATTTTGCACAGTATTTAGATAACAAAGATTGGGATTTCATTGAATCGGTATGGGATTTTATTAATTCGTATTATGAGGAACGTTCTGCTGTACAGGAACGGCTTTATGGCACTCCGTTACATAAAGTACGAACACTTGATTTTACGATTAACGGAAGAAAGATAAAGGGGCAATATTATCCGATTGTATATGATCCACGCATGGATGGGGATAGTAAAGGCTACGAAGTAGAAGATATTATTAGAAGTCAAATGAGTAGTAATGCTGTATGGGGAATGGGGATGTCGGCAACGAAGAATCGTGTCCAACAGGTAAAGGGAAGAAAATTAATGCTTTCTTTTGATGTTATTCCTAGAGCTATTGATGAAGCTATAAATCATATTGCTATGCGTGAAGCGGCTATTGATGTAAATAAATTATTAAGCCAACAAGAATTGGCTAATTATATTACCGCTACTACTGGTGTAGAGACATTACAGTTATTGAAAAAGTGGGTACGGGATAATTGGCAAGCTGAAATTGTACGTACTACAAGATGGGATCGCTATTTACAGAATGTTAAGTCTAATACAACATTTGCTATTATGGCTTATCGCACGAGTACGGCATTGCTTAATATTTTGAATATAGTGCCTATGATGTATGAGCAAGGTGTTAGAAAATCATTAATGGCTATAGGGCGATTCTATTTGCATGTTAGTCCAGAAAAAATTAAGAAAAATCGAGAATTCGTCGAAAAACATAGTGTTTTCATTAGAGAAAGACGGTATAATTTAGACAAGGACATGAAAGAAGGACTTAAGGTAGGTCAGGATGGAATTACTTATTTTGCTAATGATGATATAGGAAGAAAAATTTCTGAAGGTAAACAAGCTTTTGAAGATACACGCGATTGGATTAATAACTATGGATATTCGTTTATAACAGAAACAGATTTGTTGTTATCTATGCCTTTATGGAAAATGGTATATGATGAAAAAATTGCTGAATACTTAGAAGATGATAGTTTATCAGCTGAGGTTATCGAAAGTAAAGCTGTTAGTGAAGCTGATAGAGCTGTGCGCAGAGTATTTGGTTCGGGGGAAACAAAAGATTCTGCAGAAATTCAACGGAGTCGTAATAGTATTACAGCTTTATTTACACCGTTTTATACATATGCAAATACTGTATTTAATGCATTGGTAGAAGGTGGATATGCAGCGTATGATAAACGCGACTACGGTAAGCTATTTAATGCTATTTTATATTGGGTGTTAATTCAAGGATTAGCAGAAGGTACACTACGTGCAATGATGGATGATGAAGATGATGATCTGTTAAGTTGGGGGAAGAAAGTAGGTAGTGCAACAGTTAGCGGTGGACTTGGTGGCTTGCCATATATTAGAGATGCCTTTGGATTAGTTTATAATTTAATGGTAGGAGAGCCATCTTATAGTCGCGGTAATGAAGCGGTCGCTTTAAGTGCAATACCTAAAATGATTGATTTAGGACGTACTATGAGTAAGGAATCCTCGTCATGGATTGATGTAATGCGTATTGGTGGTCAGATTACCAATCGGTTTATTGGGTTTAGTGATACTCTTAGTGATGGATTTTGGACATTAGCTAAATGGTCATTAATGGATACAGATGCTACTGTAACTGATTTAATGAAAGCTATTATTTTTGATAGGAAAATTAAAACCAAAGAAGAACAAAGGAAAAGTAAGAAATAATTGAATAGTTTATAGGGTAATCCTTTATATTGCATTAGCAATGGAGGATTACCCTTTTTAAGTGGAAAGGAGCAGATTATGGTTAACGAAGAGAAGGTTAGCATTGTCTACAACGGCAATGGAAAAACAAAAGAGTTTAACTATCCTTATTCATTTACGGAAGGGGCAGAAATTGTTGGTTATTTAAATAATGGTAAAACAGTAACTAAAATTAATTCAAATTTTGAATTTAATGCTTCTACTAAAAAATACACATATCCAACAAGTGGGAATCCTATACCGGCAGGACAATCGTTGCTGCTCATTCGGCGTACACAACGTAGTAACTTGGTTGATTTACCTAATGATACTCCGTTTGCAGCGATTGAACGTCAATTTGATAAAGTGGTTCGTATTTTACAAGAGTTAGGTGATACAGAAGGTATGGGCAAAACTATGACCGTATTATCTAATCAATTTAATGCGGTAATTCCAAAAGGTAAGCCATATGCTTATATTAGATTTAACAAAGATGTAACTGCTTTTGAGGTAGTAGATAATCCATTCGAAGTTGGAGAGAATCAACTTCAACAAATTCGGGAAGTACAAAAAACTATAGAAGTTCTACAGGGAGCTATGAATAATGGCATTAATCATTTAAATCAGATTAAACAAGACTTTGATATAGGAGTTGTTAAATTAAATGATATGACCGATTCTTTAACTGCACAATTTAGCAATACATTAAATTCTAAATTAGAAGAAAGCACAGCCACTTTAGAATTACAAAAAGAGGAACTATTGGCTGGGATGAGAGATGTTGTTAAAAGTGGAGTTAACAGTATCAATCTGAATATGCAAGAACTGGAACGCATAAAAAAATCGGTTATTGATGACAATCTTGTAGAGATTAGGCAACTTAAAGATGAAGCAGTTGAAAGAGCGGTAGAAGCACGAGCCAGTGCTAATGAAGCTGCTAAAAGTGCAGCGGCTTCATTGGTTAGTGAAGGAAATGCTAATAATAGTGAATTAAATGCTAAAGCAAGTCAGACAGCATCAGCAAATAGTGAAGTTAAGGCTGCAAGTAGCGCTAAAGAGGCTAACACAAGCGCAATTGATGCCAAGGAAAGTGCTGCGAGTGCCAGTGTGAGCGCAACTACAGCTATTAAGCAGGCTACGCTGGCAAAGTCAAGTGCTGTAGAGGCAAAACGACAAGCAGATCGAGCTACCGCTATTGCTGGTGGCGATTTAGCGACACGATCAGAAGTTAAGGAACAAGTGTCAACAGCATTAAGCACGGCCAATAAAAATTTGCAAAGTCATATAGATAATGCCACAGCTCATTTAGAATTATTTGATAAGGTGGCTTCGACTGCTCGAAGCCAATTAGATAGTCATGATAGAGCTGTCGATGCTCATATTCAGTTATTTAAAGATGTACAGGTTTCAATTAATACATCATATGCTATGTTAAATACAGATTTGAGACAACATATTGATGATAGTGTAACGTCCCTTACACAAGATATTACAGTAGGTTTAAATACAAAAGCAGATAAAACAACAGTTGAGGCGTTAAGTGTAAAGGTAGATACAAAAGCCAATGAAACTATCGTAGCAGAAATTGATAAAAAATTAGAAACAAAGATGCCAATAAATGGTGGTACTTTTACAAGTAACCCTATCATAAAAAGTGGTAATTTTAGTGCAGTAATCCTTGAGAATACCTCAGGAAATAAGTTGATATTGGAGGGTAAACCTGATGATAGAGATATTATCGCTTCATTATTTCTGTACGATACCATTGAACAGAAAGGGAAATACTATTTTAACTTTCCTAAACAAGGCGGGACAGTTGCTACATTAGATGACGTATTATTGAAAACAGGCGGTACGATAACAGGCAACTTAACTATTAGTACAGGTAACTTCAGTAGTATTCAGCTAGTTAATCCACAAGGTTATAAATTATTTTTAGAAAATGCACCTAATGATAGGGACAGATTAGGTTCTTTGATTAGTCAATCAGATAAAGGCGTTAATGTATACCAATTAAATATACCTAAAGAATCAGGTGTAATAGCAACACAAGATTACGTTCAACAAGTAGCAGTTAAAAATCGACGATGTGTAACTAATACTGGTACAAGTGGTAGTACATGGTGGCGTGAATGGTCTGATGGTTGGCTTGAAATGGGGGGGACAGTAGATGTTATGAAAGAAAAATACACAAGGATAAGTGCTGTAACATACCACAATACAACTGTAACGTACCCTAAAGCTTTTAGAAGCGTTCCTACTACTACATTTTCTTTAAGAAGTAACTTTAGCGATATTAGGCTACCACACTTTTATGAATATGATAAAACAAAGTTTTCTGTAGATACATCCAATATTGGAACTCAAGCTGATTATTATGTAGGTGTGACATGGAGAGCACAGGGGTGGAAAGCATGATAGGAACAAAGATATATAAAGATAACATGGAAAATTATTCAGAAGTTGCTTTGTGGTGTAACGAAAACCAAGCAACTATAGAAGAACATGAAGATTATTATGAAGTTATACCTGTTGAACCGCTTATTATGAGCGCTGAAGAAGTAAAGCAGATTAGGGAAGCAGAGCTTATGCATAAATTAGATATTATTAAGAGTGCTTATGCTGGTGCGCAGCTAATGAAGACAGATTTAACAAGACTTGAGCAGGAATATAAAGCAACTGTTGATGAGTTAAATCAGTTACAGAAAGGTAAGGTAGACTAATGTGGCAAGACTTATTGGCAATTGTTAGTGTTAGTGCAATTATTTTAGGGTTAATTGAACGAGCAGCGTTATCGTCGATTAAGGTAAAGTTAGATAATATTGAAGCATCTATGAATGAGATTAAATTAGAGCTAGTTAAGCTACGTCAAGATGTACACAACGCGGATAATCGGATTACAGTATTGGAGGCTTCAGTTAAAAGTGCACATAAACGAATTGATGATATGCAAGAACATTGCGACAAGACACATTTAGAATGTGATAGGAGAGACTTGTGATTAATTATAATCGTATAATTCAAAAGGTTAAGCAAATTTATGGAAACATTCGGATTGCTAATATTAAACCAACTGGAGTTTTAGCAACACGTCTTTTAATAGGGACAATATTAATACCTATTGTATTAGTAATAGGACAATATATTTTGGTATTCATTAAAGGAGATGTAAGTATAGCTTCAGGTAAGATAATTGATGTAGGTTTAAAAATTATTGACCATATATTCATTCCTAGTGTGTTGACCGCAATAGTTGGATTTTTAGCTCTCTGGCTTGATCAAGACAATAATGGCGTACCGGATAAATTAGAAAAGGAGGATAAACGATGAAAGTGTTAATAAATGCTGGACATAGTCCTAATGGAATTCCAGATCCAGGTGCTGTAGGTCCAATGGGATTGAGAGAATGTGATGTGACGTCGAAAGTTGCTGCTATGGTACAACAGTATCTAATAGAGGCAGGGGTTAAAGCAGATTATATTCAAGATGATAGTTTGGTTTATATTTGTAATGTAGCCAATGATAAAAACTATAATCTATTTTTTAGTATTCATTGTAATTCGTTCAATGAGTATTCTAAAGGGATAGAAATTTATACAACACGGGGCTGGACTCAGGCTGATATATTTGCTGATTGTTTAATGCAACAAATGATAAAGACTTTCCCTATGTTAACAGTACGGGCGGATTGGTCTGACGGAGACGTTGATAAAGAGGCTGGTTTATATGTGCTGCAAAATACAGAGTGCTCGGCAGCATTATTTGAGTTGCCATTTATTTCAAATCCAGAAGAAGAGCAGTGGCTAATGAATGAAAATAATTTACGTGAAGCAGCTAGAGCTTTTGCTCGTGCTGTAACAGACTATATTAATGTAATATAAAGGAGGATATATGAATGAGAAAATTAAAGAAACTCTTATGGGCCGTCATAGCTACATTTTGTATTTCTTTGTTACAGCTATCATTTGTTTCTGCATCTACTACGTTACAACCATCATCAATGGATCAGGTCGTATTGACGATTCAGGAATACAACGTGTTGATGAACAACTTAACGATGTTAGAACAGAACAATATAAAGCAATTGAATCAAATCAACAGATTGGAACAAGCATTGAACACAGTATCGATTTCAACACAGACAGCATCCGAGCAATTGGTAGAAGCGAAGACCGAATTACAAATAGCCAAAGACAACTTGAAACAGCAACAGCAGGAATTGATACAGTCAAAAATGTTATTGCAGATGCAAAGCGAACAGCTACAGAAAGCGCAAATCTCATTAGCGAAAGCCAATCAATACTTAGAGGAGCAAGAGAAAGAGCTGAAAAAAGCAAATCAACGAATCCGGAATAG